CTCCATTCCTGTTGATGCTCCTCCACCTCCTGCAAAATTGTCTACAACAATCTCGTCCTTCATCAATGCCGTATTTATTAATCCGTTTCTTTTGCCGTTAAATGAGTTTTTCATTTTTACCTCTATACCAAAGTTGCCGCTTTGGTTTTTATGCGAATACAATTATCAACTAGCTTCTTCAACACGAAAGTTAAAATGGTCATGAGCACTCTGAGAGATGTCATTACCTATCGCTTGGCGCCCGTTCTTCATTGCCGATACAAGAACAGAACCACTCCCAAAGAAACAATCTGCCACTACATCACCTGGTTCACTTGATTGATGAATCAGAACATCAAACAGTTCAACAGGCTTCTCTGTTGGATAACCTCGATAGACGCGCTTAACGCTAATGATGTCTGGAATGCTAAGGTCATTAAGCTTGCGCTTACCTTTTTCAAAGAAAGCAATACGCTCTGTTCGATTGCGGTAGTGGTAACCCATACCAATAGCTTGCTTATCCCAGATGATGCTTTTCCAAAACTTAAACCCTGCTTTCTCTGCAATTGGCTTGATGACAAATAATGTTTCTTCATCACACATCACATAGAAATGGCTGTTCTTCTTCAAGGCTCGGAACGCTTCAGTGAACAGCTCTAAATAACGAGCATTAGGAAATATCTGAAACCAATCATTGCTTGAGGCTTTGCTCTTGGCCAAGCGGGTAGTTGTTCCTACCTTGCGGTGCTTTTCCAATGATTCATAAGCAGGATCGGTAATAAGTAAATCTACAGAGTTGGCTGGCAAAGATGCCAACCACTCGACTGCATCCATTTGGTTAATCTGGCAGTTCATCTAAGCCTCCTGAATCTCAACTAATACTTCACGCCCACCGTTATGACCAGGACGAGAAACAAGCTCAAAGTTTTCCATTATTTCCATAGCTCTAGCTGCTCGGTTGTAACCAATCTTAAATTGACGCTGAAGAGCTGAAACACTTGCTCTTTGGCTATCTACAACAAAACAGATCATCTTTTTCATCAGTGGTTCTTCTTCACCAACCGCTTTAACCAATCGCTCAATGATTCGCTGAGAAACTTCATCGTACTTCGTTAAATCAATTTCATTGGAAGATTGAGTAATACCACTGGATGTAATAGTCACACTATGATCACCGGAAGTAATGGTTACTGATTCACAAGCCGCTTCACTACGGGTGGTAACTTCTTCTTTAGGTTGTGGCTCTGGAAGCTCTGATGGCTTCATATTGTTTTCATGAACGTAAAACGAGAATTGAGAGTCTAAGTCCTTTATCAACGCAGTGACTTCACCGACCACAAGAGCAAAGTCTGCATCAAAGCGTGCAGCGACTTCTTCACGAGCAATATCATCATTTTGGTCTTTAAGGCCATCACTGAACTTCATGCCAGTAATAGACAAGTCATCTTTGATGTTGAATGTCACTCGTTTTTGCCAATCCAAAGCCAGCTGCGTCACCAACTTGTCTGACTCGATATGTTTTAAAACCTCATCACTGGTTAGCTCTTGGTTCTTACAACGAATCAAACCACCTTCTTCAAGAACTGATTTCAAAACCGCGCTGGTACCCAGTGAAAAATCTTGTGGTACTTCACCTGTTTTCACCCACTCAGTCATAATTGATTCTGCAGAACCTTTAGTGCATTCAACCGGAGTAATAGGCAAAGAACCAATAGCCTTACGAAGCAAAGCGGAAAAGTCTTCTGCAGCTTTGTAGCTGGAAGCATCAATGACCAGGTACTTACCTTGATTGATGATGAAAGCATTGGTGAACTTATCAACTGGAAGAGCATGAGGCAGTAAGTCCATCATCAGCTCATCTTTCATGTTGTCGATTTCTTTCTTTTTAAGTGGACGCTGCTCTATGGCTTCCACCTCTTTCTTCTTCGCAGTCAGCTTTTTATTAAATGCTGCAGCTGAAATATCTTTTGTCTGCTTTAAAGCGCTAATCATCAGATTACCTTCTGCAGCATGAACAAAGCACTCTGACTCATCACCCATTGGTGGGGTAAATCCAAACCTAACCTTGTCAGTACCACCACAAGGTTTAAAAGCAAATTCAGCCAGCAATTTTTCTAGCTTCTCCACTGCATTTGGATTGGTCAGCCCAATATCTCGACTGAAGCTATAAACAATCAGGTTTTTAGGAAAGACGTTCATTTATGGATCCTTGTTTTGGTTTTGTGTCTGCAGGATGAACGGTGAATATATCCCCGTTAACCCAAGCCGTTAACTTTTGACCACGCATTGTTCGTGGGAAGTCTGCAGGTAAATCATCAGCTTTGCCCGACTTGGCCAAGCTCAATGCTTCAATATGATTACGGGCCGTGGTTAAATCCCAAAAGTTCCCGTTCTTAGTCACTCTGAATACTTCTGTCATGCTGCAGCCATCTCTTCAGCTTTTTGCTTCTCGCGCAATTCAATCCAACGATCAGCATAAAATTCATTACCAGGTGTGTTCGTAGTATGCCAGCAACTGATAGCAGCTATGATGTTGTCAAAAGGAAAAGCTCTGAACCCACAGCTAGGGCAGTAAAAAGTGAAAAACTCATAGTTGAACTCTTTATCTACCAGTTTCATTTTATTGGTACCTTCTATTTTCTCCGGTACCGTCTTTGTCTCTTTGCCATACTCATAACCAAGCTTTGGCGCCACTTTGCAAGATAAGCAGGGATGTAACCCTTCTTTATGCGACTGCACGATCTTTGCGATTTCTAGCTTGCGCTTTTCGCGGTTGATTTCGATACACACGAGTTAACATCTCCCTATCAATACCAGCCATTAGCGCACCCATTTTGCGCCAAAGAGGTAACCAATCACGGCGCCAATTCGATTCACTGACACTAAGCAGCTCTTGAATCCTTCCTGGCGTATGCAGTTCTTTTTCAAATAACACTTGATGCCGCCAGTCCTGAACGGCTAAAAAGGCCATGCCTTTTAATTTCTCAAGCTTTGCTTTTCTAAATTTGCAGGTTTCGATGGCTAGGAACTCCTGCCAAAGTTCATGAGTGATAGTCTGTACAGAACTCCACTCTTGTTTCGGGCCATAGGCATAAGTAGCCCAAGCCTGAAGATTATCTGGCAACATAAAAACCACTCTTGTTATCCGGCTGAGTTCGAAGGCGTTATGAGGTAAAGGGCAACTGCTTCTTTTGAAAGTGACACTGCAGCCGTTTCCGTTGACAGGGCTATCTTCACTAATGCGGTCAATTAAAGGAGCACCAAGCGATTCAATAAGCTCGTTTCTAAGTACGCTTAGTGTTTGTTCATTTATCACAGTGGTGCCTCCTTTTACTTTTGTACAAAATTACAAAAGGCTACTTAAACATTTTTACAACGATAGAAGCACGACCAGATAGCGGGCTTACCTGATGAATCTTCAGTATTTCGCAAAGACTTAGCTCAACCACATCAAGTAGTTCATCCGCTGTTCTTTGAAGCTTCTTAGGGCAATCATTACTGTCATATTTACCATCTGCGCTGACTTCTGCAGATGCTTCCAATACTTCCGCTGTCTCACGCAGCAAAGCAGGAAGGTTTGAGCGTTGAGTCACTCGATCGGAAAGAGGGGCTAGGCTTATATCCATCACGCCAAAAATACCAAGCATGTCAGCACGAGCTGCAGAGCCGTAAGGTTCTGGTAAGCAGTCAGCCCAAACTAAAGCCCATTTAGCCGGCACATTAGTGTGACCGTTCATGATGCTGCTCAATTGGCGGCGCTTTGCAGATTCCCATTTAAGGTAATCATCTGCAGTGAGAATGTCCGTTGGCTTCTCCACGCCTGACTTCGTTAGTGCAGGGAATAGAACCTCACAAATAAAAGAACTTTGACTCATAGAGCTGTTCGCTATGAGTTGCCCCGTTTGATAAAGCAAAACATCTTCAAGTGTCTTATGCAGCATCATCTTCACCTTCAGCCTTGTATTGTTCGGGATTTAGGATCTCATCCTGACTAAGTTCGCCTTCAAAGACTTCCACCAAAGACTTAACAACCTCCTTACTTGGCCAGAACTGATTTCGTTCTAACCGACTAAGATAAGCCACCGTTCTTTCTAGGCCTTTTTCTTGCAAGGCTGACTGTAACGCTTCAAGCGTTCCAAACTTTTTCTGCCTTTTAACTCGTAGGGGTGTAAGCATTGTGAGATTCCCAAATCCAGTAATTATTATAGATTATTCCATAATAAAGTTTTTAACTCAAAAGTAATTCGTTTTGTTGGATAATGAAAGTTAAACAGTCGTGAAATCCATCACATTGAACAGCGGAATGTTTAGGTGTTAAGCAGATGGATCTGCGCCAGACAAGAGATGAAAAAAGATGGGAATAGGAAAAATTCTGCGTGAAGCTCGAAAGAACGCTGGCTTGACCATGCGAACAGTTGCGGAGCGAACTGGCGTAAAGGTCACCACGCAATCAAACATCGAGTTAGGTGAAGTAAATGAACCAGGCTTTCATACAATAGGAAGACTGGCAGCACTATATGGCATAAGCCTAGATAAATTATTTGGTGTATCTCAAGAGGAAGGGCCAGAAAAGCTTGCTGCAGCCAAAGCACAAGATATGTACCCAATTCCGGTACTTAGCTCTGTTCAAGCAGGTAGGTGGAGTGAGTCACTATTAGATGAAGACTTTGATGTGATTTTCAGCCCTTACCCATGCCCACGCAGCTGCTTTGCACTTAATGTGGTTGGTGACAGTATGACTGCGCCATCTGGAGCGAAACATTCATTCCCTGATGGCAGCAAGATAATCATTAACCCAGAGAAAGAGGCTGCAAACAAAGACTTTGTTGTTGTTAGGCTTTCTGGTACCGATGAATGCACCTTTAAAAAGCTGGTTATGGACTCTGGTGTGACTTACTTGGCACCCTTAAACCCACAATACCCGATGTTACCTGTTGATAGAGAGATGGAGATAATCGGCGTAGCGATCACGAAAATTCAGAATATAGAACAGTGATCTCCTCTTTCCATATTCTGGAAGATCAGTTATTCTTAACAGCACTGGTTTAACCATTGGTTAAAAAGTGAAAAGCCCCACCCTAGGGTGAGGCTCTGATTCAACAAGTGTTGAATTGCATTCGCATAAAAACCAAAAGGTTTCCAAGAAACTAAAATTGTTTTGTCAGACTACATTGGCTAACTTGCGGCAAACAAGTTAAGCAGTCAGATAAACAAATACCAGTCGGCAAACTGGTGAACAATTCGATTAAGCTACCCAAAACAGGACTTAAACAAACTGTAACGGCACTGAGTAGTTTAGTCAGTTTCTTGGCAATCCTCAACGGTTTTTTGTTCGTTTGTCAATTTATACATTTGTTTAAATGTATTTTTGTACAAATTTAAACAAGGGACTTTGATGAATACCTCCCCACTACTCAGCTTCTTCCGTGACCGCTTTAACAGTGGTTATGACCTATATGACTACTTTCTAAATGAAATCGAAGCCGAAGCCGCTGTTATTGGTGTTGATTGGTCAAAGGTATCTGACCGCATCACCTGGCAAGGTGGCGCAGCTGGTAAAATCAATGCTACTGGCAAACACTTACTTAATGGCTTTAAAAACTCTGTTGGTATCTATGCCAGCATGGAGCATAAAGACGGTATTACTTACCCGCTTATCACGCTAAAAAACAAAGGTGGTGCTGGTGAAACTGTGGTCATTAACGGTTTCATGTTGCTTGTTGAGCTTTATCGAAACGAAAAAGACAGTCATTTTGCTAGTAGAGAGCTCGATGACTGGAAATCTAAGAAAGCAGAGAGGGACAAAGAACGAGCCCGTAAGCAAGAAGCCGCACGCGCAGAGAAGGAAAGAGAGGAGGCGCGTAAAGCGGCTCACGTACAAAAAGAACTTTCCCAACACTACCAGCTACTATTAGCTGGTTCTTTCGTATATGCAGCAAAGAAAAAAATTGATGATATTCTGAGCGTTGTTGATGCTCGTCAAGGTACTGACAAGCATGGCAGCTTCATTTCTCTCCTTCTGCAGAACGTCAAAGGTGAAGCCGTTGGTGTTCAGCGAATCTATGAAAAGCACATCACCAAAAAAGACGGAAGCCAAACCAATAAAGATTTTACATGGGGTATGGCCAAAGATGGCGCTCACATCGTTATTGGTGACTTAAACACGTCTGAACTCATTTATGTTGTGGAAGGTTTCGCAACTGGTGCATCCATCTATAAAGCTTGGCAAAGCGTTCACCGTAACGTGGCTGTCATTGTTGCTATTGATGCTGGTAACAAACTAAAAGTTGTGGCTGATTACAAAAAACACCGTCCACATTTAGAGCTAATTGACGCTGCAGATAATGACCTTTGGAAGTGTAAGCAAGGCAAAGGCAACAAAGGTATGCAAATTGCCTTTGAATTAATCAGTTCTTACGAAGGCATGAAATCAATCGTTCCTTCATTTGAGAAAGTAGATCCAGCTTACCAACCGACTGACTGGAATGATTTACACGTTCACGCTGGCGTTCGTGAAGTATTGAAGCAGCTAAAAAGCAAAGCTGCTGTGGTTAGACTTGATGGTGACCTTTTTGAGAATGCGCTAAGCAAAATGGAATTTATCAGTCACGAAAAGGCTGAAATCTCCAAAGCAGCAAAAGCTGCAGCTGACGCTGGCATGGCAATGTTCCCTAAATACACGCCAAGAGATGTGTTGAACATGATTCGTCTTTCTCTCCAGCACGCAAAAGGGCGCTATGACCTAACCCAAGTGAAACGCCACATTGAAAAAACATGGCGTGCTAAAGTTCGTTCCGCTCAAGCGCCGCGCTCTTTTTCTTCTCGCATTACGAATGATAAGCACCGACCTGAACACATTACCTACACACACTACAAACAGACTCGTATTGATGAGAACGTGCGTAACCATATCCAAACCCTAAACGGTATTGTGGTTGTTCGTGCGGGTAAAGGTTCTGGAAAAACCAAGGAACTTATCACCCCTGGAATGTGGGCCATGGATAAAACGGCTTTCTTTGCTCACCGTGTTTCACTTATCGGTGGTGCTGAAGCCACGATCAACAAATTCAAACCGCAATTAACTGATAGTAATGGCAATGCCATCCCTGATACTCGCTCTCCTGTTTTGAACTACCAAGACGACATGATCAACGTCATGGCCCAATACGCCACTAAGTTAGCATGTTGCATTAACAGCTGCTTAAAAGGTAAGTTCAACCCAATTTTGAATGATCTGGATGCGCTTTTCATTGATGAAGCATGTCAGACTTTACGCCACATTACGTGTGGCGGTGCTATTGCCTATCCAGTTGCTGTGTTCAACCGATTAATAGACATGATGGTTAACACTAAGCACCAAGTTCTTCTTGCTGATGCCGATGCTAACGACACTCTTCTTGAGTTCTGTGAGTTAGCATTAACCAAACGCAATGCAGCGCGTGAAGCAAAGGGTTTACCACTAGAACAAATTCACGTTATCGAGCTGGATTCTGATAGCAGTTACATCAACGTAAAATATGCAGATTCTGATTCTGTATTCCAAAAAGCTCTTGATGATCTAGCAGCTGGCCAGCGCGTTCTTGTTGCTACCGATTCATCTAACGAAGCTGAAAACCTCTTTGCAAGAATGAAAGAGCTCAACCCTAATAAGAAAGGGCTTTTGATCAACGCAAGTGAAAAGGTAACAAGCAAAGAAGCTGAAGCGTTCTGTGATGAACCGGATACTGAACAGCTAAAATATGATTACCTTGTTTACTCTCCTGCGATTTCTTCCGGTGTTTCTCTGGAAACCAAACACTTCACACGTCACTACGGGTTATTCCGTGGTGTTGTTGCTCCATCAGATGCGTTGCAAATGATGCACCGTGACCGTAACGCTCGTGACTTCATTATTGGCTTAGCAACTATGCACAACAAACGTGAAGAGTCTGCTATCAACATGTGGCTTGGTCTACTGTGCGCGAACGACAATCAACTGAATGTGAATCTGAATAAGGATACTGGAATCATTGAAGTATCGACTGACGATCAACAATTTGACCGATTCCGCATTGAATTAAGTTCCCAAGAGAACGCTGCGAAAAACGACTTTGCAAGCAACATGATTTGTATCATGTGTGATGAAGGTTACCAGGTAAGCCGTTTAGATGTATCTGAACTGGACGTTGAGAAAGGTAAATCTGAAAAAGAAGCGGCTCGTGAACTAGTCAAAGCCCAAGAACTAGCTCGTCACCTAGAGCAAACCACTCCAAGCAAAGAAAAGTATGACGAACTTAAGAAAAGCCAAACTATTAGCGTTGATGAAAAAGCACGCCTAAACCGCTACGACATCGAGAACAAACTGCAGATGAGTGTAGATGAAGAGTCCGTTAAATTCCTTCGCCAAGGTGGTATTAGAAAAGCAGAAAACTTTGAGCTACTACAATCAAAGCCTAGTGACTTACGCCTTTTAGATGATTCTGAACTAAACCATGGCATTCAACCAACTGACCGCCACTACTTCCTAAAACGTCAACGCATTCTGCGTGACTTCTTTGAGATCACCGGCCTTTGTCTAAAAACAGGTCAAGGCATGGTTACGCCTGAAAAACTTCAGGAAGCCATGGAGCATATCACCAGTGGCAACAGCATTCACTTCTTCAATAACTGGGCTAAGCTAGGTGGCTACATCGACCCTGTAAGACGTAGAAAGTCTCTGAAAGGCTTTATGGATGGACTACTTTCGACTGTAGGCTTAAAGGTTAGCAGCGTTCAGATGGGCCGCAAGAATGCAGATTCTGACAGCCGGATTCGATACATCATCAAGCCTGAGAGCTGGGCCATGATGAACGGCATCAACTACCGCCGCCAACAGGCTAACGTCACCGCCCTGAAAATAGAATTACTGGATGGTGAGGTGATCCACGTTTCTCCTGTTAATTATATATATAACGAGAAAAACGAGGATCATCCTGAAACCAATGAACAAAAGGCTTCGCGCTGGATTAGCCTCTTGAAATCTTCGCTAAATGGTCTGCGTATCCCGCTGGAATACGCGAAAAACCTATTTGCCGGGGGCCAATGGGAGACAGTTCTGGAGGGTGTAGACAACGGTAATGTGTCTATTACCAACATTACTGACAAAATCAGCCAAAATTTCACCTCTGATTACGGTCATCTTTACGGAAAATCGTAAAAAAGCGCCAAATCTGACGTAAAAAATTGAATCAGCTTTTCTGCTGAGGGATCAGTGTACCAACATATCAATCATGTCCTCCGTGTCATGTAACAGTGCAACCAGTTCTTCACAGTCTGGATGATTGCTCATGGTTGTCTGTTTCATTCTGGTTCTAGCCTTCTTTAGTTGCTGCATTATTTCCAATGCTTGAGTGCGTTTATCATTTTTGTTTTGGTGCATAACCACTCCATGGCGAACTACATTATGCAAACTAATCGCAAATCTGTTCGCAATATAAAAACCTTGCCAATTTCTAATGCACTTTTATAGACGTCTATAATTTATAACAATCATTTAGCGTACTCTTTTTGGCACGCTTATTGATTGAGCGAATCATAAACTAAAGAATTAGTTAAAAAGCTGATGTATGCACGCTAAACGTCAAAGTTGGCGCTATTGACAAAAACTAACGACAAAGATGACGTGTAGCTGTATGAAATATGATCCTATTGTGTCGGTACTTAGGCACTATCGAGAGATAAGGGGAGTGACTCAACGTGAGTTGTCTTCTAAGACAGGTTTGAGTTATCGAACGGTTCAAAGATTAGAATCAGGTGAGTCTGATATGAAGCTTGGTCAGTACAGGCGAATTTTAAGGGCTCTAAACTTAACAGATATGGATGTTAGTGTTGCTCTTTTAAGTCATGAATTCACCAAAGCCGAGGATGTGGCCAGTGCAGCAAAACTGCTACCAATCCAGGTAAGGGAGGTTTTGGTCAAGTTCTTAACGTCACTTTCTGACGTGATCAAAAAAAGCCCCTAGTGGGGCTCTTTATCATGCGAGCATTTCAATCAGGTCAATGGTTTCGTGAATCAAGGCATGGAGTTGTTGACGCTCGTCCTCACCGATAGTTCTAGTGGTATCACTGAGAGATTTTTGCGCTTCCATTAGTTCTTTTACACATTGTTCTACTTGCTGCTGCATCAACGTTTTTTTCATCTACATTTCCTACGGTGTCAATCATATACCTCTAGACATGTGTGCTCCTTTTTTTTCACGTTGATAGATAGCCATAGCATATGCAATTCTGCCAAATGACACTGTACATAATAACAGTATGATTGAGAAAGAAAAGCCCCTTAATTAGAGGGGCTTATGATTACTTAGTTTGGTTTCTGTAGCTGTTTCTTAGAGCTGTGATTGCTCCAGACCTTGAACCTGCAGACCAGATTTCAAATACATGATTATTGACTATCGACTTGGCCCAGTAACCTTTTCCATCTTTACGAGTAGTTACTTTGATGTCTTTGGCTTCTGGCCAAGGAGCGCCACCAGCATCAAGTTTTCCATCATCAGCTTCGGGTTCACCTTCCTCTTCAGAATCGTCATCATGATCATCTTCTTCCGGTTCATCTTCCAGTTCTTCAAGTCGTTCTTGAAGCTCTTCCTCTTCACTGGTGAGCTCGTCACTTTCGAAATCAAGGTCTTCAAGTTCAGACTGAATTTCCTTCATTCTCTCTTTCAGTTCCTCCAGCTCGTCATCCAGTTCAAGCTTCTCATCATCAATTTCAGTCTTACGTTCTTCGATAGCTTCAAGACGTTCTTCGATTTCAAAGCGTTCACGGGCTTTTTTGCCTTCAGGTTTCTCTTTCTTTTTCTTCTCTTTTGGCGGCTCGTATTCACTTAGTTTGATGAACTCATCAACGTACTTCTTAACAGTATTTAGGTTGAGTTGTTTACCATCAATTAAGCAATGGCGGCGAATGTAAGAAGGAGTGATCTGGTCTATCTGCAGACCGTTTTCAACTTCACTCTTTAACCATTCGTGCATGATGGCCACTTTAGGTGCGCGAAGGTACATTTCAACGGCATCATCAGCTTTCGCCAGGTAATCTAATAGGTGCTGTTGCTTATCGGTATCAACATCAGCTTCACCATCGGCTTGAAAGGCAATAGTCTCAATTGAACTATCAACTTTGAACGCATCATAGTGAAGTTGAGTTTCTATTAAGCTGTGGCCAAGAACGCGGTGGCGGTATGCAGAGCGAGTTTCACCTTTTTTAGCATGTTCCTCATAGGTGACTTCGGTGTACATGGCACGAGAGTCTTTGAAAGTGAAACGTCCATCACCAAGCAATGAACGGATGGCACTATTGAATGTACTGGTGAAGTATTTCTGAACCGCTTGGTTATGATAATAGTCTCTAAGATCGCCGTCCTTTATTTTGTTTTTGACATCATTACCCAGTACATCTTTAAAGGACAGCTCAATATTACCTGAGTCCTTTCTCAGTTTGCGTAAGGCTTTGACAACAACTTCAGCATCAACCATGCAAGGTACACGGTAAGGTGAAACCTCTTCAAAAAGTCGTCTGTTCTTTGTCTTCAGCTGACCTTTGAACATTAGCGTCTTATCATCAACCTTGGTGAACTCAGCCGTCTTCATAATCTCTGTCACACGGCGCCCAGTAGCCAATGCTAAGCCAATAGCTAAGTCAGACAAACTAGATGATTTATTAACCAAAAGATCGTGAGTTTTCTGTTTAATCCATTCTGGGTTTACCAGAATCATATTATTCAACTTTTCACGAAGTTTCTTGTCTGCATCATCTCGAATCCAGTCTTTAACTGCACCTTTTGGATTGAACATATAGAAAGCATGGTGCTCAAATTTCAAAGCTAGAAAGTCGCGCTTCATTTGTGAACCGCTGATCATCTCAGAACGAATTTTGATGAAGTTGTCACGTAATTGCTCGATAGGCAGAGAGGTATCCAGTAGCTCCACTAGTTCTGGTTTCTTGCTCTGATACTTACGAACAAAGGCGTTAACATGGTAACCAATGGCGTGGTGCTTATATCCCAGAGCCTTAATTGCAGAACGGTAACGCTCCATTACCTGGGCGTACCAACGATATGAACACTTAGGCTTTGATAGCAGCGCTCCAGTTTCTGAATCGACCTCAACACCAAAATCAGCATGGACATCCCTAGCGATCTTATTGCATCGGTCTGTGATGTATTTACCAGCTGCTTTGCCTTTATCTTGAGCCTCTTCCTGAATGTGAACTATCTTGCTAACTATTTCTGATGTTTTATCTAATGAACCACTCATGCTAACCGCCTTGTTTAAACATTAACCAACAACTGTACCTAGAACATTACTCTATTAAAGCTTAACCGTCAACT